CACACCTGTTTATGAACAAGATGTATCTACTGGTACATCTGCTAGTGCTACACCAATTACAGCTATTAGAATATCTTTTGCAGATACTTCTGTTGCTATTGGAACAGGCTCTGCTACTCTCTATGGCATCTCATCTTAATAGGTAAATCATGGCTACTACAATTAATGCCAGTAATGGCTCAACTAGCGGATTAATCCAAACTGGAGATGCTTCAGGAGTATTGGCTTTACAAACTAATAATGGTGTAACTGCTTTAACTTTAGGCTTATATCAAACAATTACTCCTACTAATGCTATTTTAGAAGCCGCCACAATTACTGCAGCAGCCCCAGCTTCAACACAAAACTTTGATTTGCTTACACAGCCAGTTCAATACTTCACAACAAGTGCGGCTAATAACTGGACAATTAATTTGCGTGGTAACTCTACTGTAGCTATGAATACTTTGTTATCAACAGGACAGTCTGTAACGATGGCAATACTGACTACTCAAGGTGCTACTGCTTATTACAATTCTACTGTTCAAGTTGACGGCACAACTACTGGTGTAACTACAAAATGGCAGGGTGGAGCACCTAGCGCAGGTAATGCTAGCGGTATTGATGTATATACATATACTATTATTAAAACGGCTTCTGCTACATTTACTGTATTAGCTTCTTTAACTCAGTTTAAATAATATGCCAACAATTATTACCAGAGGAGCTGCTTCTGCTAAAGCTTATGGCTTTGGTGGTGGCGCAGCTAAAGTTATTGGCTCTCAGTCCTATACAACTCCTGGAACTTATTCTTGGGTAGCTCCTGCTGGAGTTACTAAAGTTTCTGTAGTGGCTGTCGGAGGTGGCAGTCGTGGCGGCGGAGGTTTAGGTTATATTAATAATCGTGCAGTAACACCCGGAAATTCCTACGCCGTAGTTGTTGGTGGAACTAGCGGTTGCAGTTATTTTTGTTCTACCTCAGTAGTTAAAGGTGGCGGTGGCACTAACAGTAGTGGTGGAACATATACAGGTACAGGTGGTGGTAATGGAGGAGCTGGCGGTAATGGTGGTGGCGGTGCGGGTGGATATAGTGGCAATGGCGGAAACGGAGCAAATAGAGTTTGTTGTGCTGTAATCCCCGGATGTGCTGGTAGTGGTGGTAGTGGCGGCGGCGGTGCTTATTATTCTAACTGCATTGCTACTCGTTACAATGGTGGTGGTGGTGGTGGTGTTGGATTATTTGGGCAAGGTACCTCTGGTACTGGCGGCACAAATTTAGGAAGCAATAATGCTGGTGGCGGAGGTGGTGGTTCTGGTGGAACTGCTGGTACCGCAGGTTCTAATTCTAGTGGAAATGGTGGAAATGGGGGGTCTTATGGTGGTGGATATGGTGTTGGATGGGGCCCAAATGGTGTAGCATCCACAGGAGCTGTTCGTATAGTATGGCCTGGATGCGCTAGATTATTCCCATCTACTTGTGTAGGCACTCCATGAACCTATATATTCAAGTTGAAAATGGTAAACCCATAAATCACCCTGCTTTTGAGGATAATCTTATACAAGCGTTTGGTTCTATTCCTGCTAATTGGAAACCATTTAAACGTATTCCACAGCCTAGCCCAAATGCAGTTTGCACTTATACTCTTAGCCTAGATGGAAAAACTTGGCAAGATACTTGGACAATAACAGAAAGTTAAGGATAAATTGTGAGTGATGTAAATAAAGAATTACAAGCATTTTATTATTTTCCTTCTGCTGTTTATGCTATTGATAAACCTGAATTTTTAAAAGATGCAAAATTAGCTTGCGAATTAGCCATTGAAAAACAAAAAAAAGACCAGCCATTAGATGAAATTTATCCTGCTTATATGACAGGAAATTTATTTGATTACGATGGCATGGATAAATTTGCCGAGTTTGTAGGTCAAACTGCTTGGAATATTTTGTTTGAGCAAGGCTACAAAATGAACGAATTGAATACCCATTTTACAGAAATGTGGGCGCAAGAACACCACAAACATTCTTCAATGGAACAACACGTTCACAATTATGGCTCACAAATTGTAGGTTTTTATTTTGTTGATGTTCCAGAAAATAGTTCGAGGGCTATATTCCATGACCCTAGGGCAGGAAAAGTTCAAATTAATTTGCCCGAAGAAAATGTAGAAAATGCAACACCTGCAAGCAATATGATTAATTTTGAGCCAAAAGAAGGTTTATTGTTGTTTTCCAATGCTTGGTTGCCTCATTCATTTACTCGTCATTCTTCTGAAAAACCTATTCGTTTTATTCATTTTAATTTAGGGGTTCAACCTGCCCCAGCGCAAACAACTTGTAAGCCTGCGGAAGTAATATGAATAAATACCGCATCCGTTTTAACAAAAGCAGGGGTATGGATGGGCGTGGCTCAAAAGAACATGTATGGCGTGTTTTTGAAGGCGACAAAGAATATCTTTTTAAACACTTTAAAATTAACACCGTTTCTCAAAGCGAAAAAGAAGAAAGCTCTGAGGATTGGAACGTTGTGTGCTATGGTGTTATGACGATTGATAAAAAGACGTCTACTGCAACTATTAACGAGGCTTAAATGTTTGGATTAACCGCATTCGCTCAAGCGCCATTTAATGCTTTAGGTCAAACAACCTATGCGGTTAGCCTTTCTGAGTCTTTTACTGTAACGGATGCTACTAGCGTATCGGCAACCTTTAGAAGTGCAGTAACTGATTCATTTTCTATTGTTGATGGCGATAGCCCAGCATATAGCTTCTTTACTTTTGTTACAGACTCCTTTAGTTTGGCTGATGATGAACGGGGCGCTTGGTATGCCTACGATACAGTCAGCGAAACAACTACTTTAACCGATACTATTACATCTGCTTTTGCTGTAGGGCTATCTGTAAGTGAATCATTTTCATTAAGTGACACAGAATCAGCGCAGGCAAACTTTGCTGGTACAGCCGCAGAAAGCTTTACAACCACAGACTCACTATCTGCCCAAGCCAATTACGTACCATCAATATCTGAATCTTTTACGTTAACCGAGAGTGAAAGCGGCGCTTTAAATGCCTTTAACAGCGTTTCAGAAAGCACAACATTAACGGATACCCCAAATTTTAGTAGTAGCTATGCAGTATCTACAGCCGAAACAGCTACCATTTCTGATGCCGTTAGCTCTTTTGCTGGATTTGCTGGCACAACTGCCGAGACATTTACCATTTCTGATGCAGAGTCTGTGTACGCCCAGTTCTTGTCTAGCCTGCAAGAAAGCTTTAATATCTACGATGGTGGAGCGCAGAACTTTAATTACAATGTTGCACTTGCTGAATTGGCAGCATTTAACGATGCTACAAACTCTACCGCAAACTTTATTAGTACGACCGCTGAAGTCTTTACCCTAACAGATACCCCTACAGGGGCATGGAGTACCTACGCTACAACCGCAGAAACCATTACATTTACAGACGTAGAAACAGGGTTTAGGGGTTATATGGTGTCTATTTTAGAGACGGCTAACCTTACAGACGCTGAAGCGGGAATAATTGGGTTTAACCCAAGCGTATCTGAATCCCTTACATTAACTGATTTAGTTTCAAATACTACCAATTTTAGGCCTTCAGTAAGCGAATCCATGGTATTTTCAGATTTGCTAGCGGCCACTGGATGGTTTAAAATTAACGACAATCAGACCGCCTTATGGAATTCAATTAGCAATCCCCAAAACCCTGGATGGGGTGCCATTAATGACGGTCAAGATCCAGGATGGAAACAAATAGATGACGATCAATAAGGAGTATTAAATGTCTAATTACACAAGTTCGCTAGGTTTTGAACAGATTAATCCGGGAGACCAAGCGGGTTTGTGGGGTAATACTACCAATACTAACCTTTCTTTGATCGACCAAGCCATCTCTGGCGTAACCCCAATTAGTTTTGCGGGTCTTTCTGGATCCACTTATACCTTAACATTTTATAACGGTGCAGTGGATGAAGCCCGTTCTGCAGTGTTAAATATTACTGGTTCTGCTACAGGTGCAAATACCGTAGTAGTTCCTAACGTTCAAAAAACATATTTGGTTAGAAACAATACTGGACAAACAATTGTTTTCCAAACTGCTTCTCCAAGCGCAACTTATTCAGTTTTGTCTGGAAATAGCATTCTTATCTTCTGTGACGGTAACAATAATGTATACACAGGTATTCAATCTCCAAGCTCTGGCACTTTAACTGTATCTGGTGGCGGTACTGGTGTTACTACATTTACTGCAGGATTTGTTACCTCTCCTGGTGGCGCTTCAAATTTAACTACAACTTCTACCGTATCATTGTCTAGCCAAGTATCTGGCACATTACCAACATCAAATGGCGGTACTGGATCTTCATCTTTGACTTCTAATGCGCTTCTTATTGGCAATGGCACTGGAGCAATTGGAACATTGCTTGGAGGAACATCTGGTCAGGTTGCTACATGGAATGGTTCTCAGTGGACTGCGGCATCTCCATCTTCTGGAGTTTCTAGCGTTAGCGGATCTGGCAATATTAGCGTTAGTCCAACCACTGGAAGTCCTGTTGTTAGCATAAGTAGCTCACCATCGTTTACTAGTGTTTCAGCATCTTCTGGAATGACTATTGGGGGCGCTTCTGTATTAACTACAACTACTGGCGCCCAATTAAGTGGAGCAGCATTTACGGGTAATATAAGCGCTAGTTCTGGCAGTAATATTTATACAGGAACTTCTGGCAGTACTTCATATGGCGGTATATTTGGTAGCTCAGTACAGCTATACAACAGTTCAACGTCTATGTATAACAATGGCTCTGTATTTGGATTCCAAACATCTTCTGGAACTATTGTTAATATTAATAACACTAATGGTAGTTTTACAAACGTTTCAGGTTCGTATACTGCTTTTTCTGATTCACGTATTAAAGAAAATATTACTCCTGCCCGTTCATATTTAGCAGACCTACAAAAATTAAATGTTGTTAATTACAATTTAGTTGGTAGAACAGATAAATATCTTGGTTTAATTGCACAGGAAGTTCAAGCTGTTATGCCAGGTTTGGTCGAAACACAAGCTACAAATGAAGCTTTTCCAGATGTAGAAAATTTGCTAAGCGTTAAATATTCAATTTTGGTCCCAATGCTTTTGCAAGCAGTGCAAGAACTTAACAAAAAAGTAACAGATTTAGAAGCTAAAGTTGGCGCTTAATGAACAAAGTATTAAACGATCTTCTTACTGGTAAAGATGGTAAGACGCATGACATTGGGCGTTGGTCATTGCTTGTCTCGATATTTGGTTTTTTTGGGGCAGTAATTTATAACGCTCTTCACGCAGGGGCGGTTGACTTAGAAAGAATGTATATGGGCGTAGCCGCTATTGTTGGAGCACATGGTATGGCTATTTGGGCTAAACAAAATACAGAACCTGAAGATAACTCAGGACCGGGGGCTTAATGTTTCCTTTACCTATTACCACCTATGTCAAAATTGGAATTCTTGTTGTGGCTGTACTCGGGGCTTTTGCTTATGGCTGGCATACTCGGGATGTCGATTTCTCTAATTACAAAACTGAAGTTAAAGTCGCAGCAGAAAAACAACAAGCGGAAGTCGAATCAATCAAGAAGCAACACGAACTAGCAACTAAAGGAATACAAGATGAATATGATGCGAAACTTAGTCTTTTGCGCCAGTATTATGCTAACGGGGTGCGCAACACAGGTGCCAGTACAGTGCCCGGCATTTCCTCAACCTCCAAGCTCTCTGACGCAATCGCCGCCTACAACGTTCTTGCTGGACAATGCGCTCAAACAACCCTCCAAGTAGTTGAGTGGCAAAAGTGGTACAACGAGGTTAAAAAGGCTAGCGTTGAATGACGGCAGATCAGCTTAATAAGCTAGGGGTAAACCCTAATACTTGGTATCAGCCATTAACAGATATGTTTAAGCGATACAGCATTAACACAACAAATCGGCAGGCGCAATTTTTAGGACAGGCAATGCATGAGTCGGAAGATTTTAAAGTGCTTGAAGAAGATCTCGATTATTCGCTTATGGGACTTATGCGTATTTGGCCCAGTCGATTCCCTACTGCAGAAGTGGCAGAGCAATACGCAAGACAGCCAGAAAAGATAGCTAATAAAGTTTACGCTGGGAAACTAGGAAATACGGAAGAAGGTGATGGCTGGAAGTATCGTGGTAGGGGCATATTCCAACTTACAGGAAAAGAGAACTATGAGCGTTTTGGCAAGGCTATAGGCATTCCTGTTGTTGATAATCCTGATATGTTATTAAATCCTCACTATGCTGCCCTATCTGCAGGCTGGTTTTGGAATCGGGCTGGCTTAAACGACTTGGCAGATGCTCAAGATATTGAGACAATAACCAAAAGAATTAATGGGGGCTTTAACGGTCTAGAGGCACGTAAAGCTAAAGTTGCACACGCCAAATTGATATTAGGGTAAACCCTTATATGAGTCCTTTACGTTTAGCCCATGCCAACTTCATTGATGCAGATATTTTTGCTTGGACTTCTGGTGACCGCAAAGCCGCAACTCGTTTGGCTTTAATTTCTGGATCAGAGTTAAGGGTTTTATTAAAAGCATGTATTGGATGGTTAGGATCTAAAAGTGCTTGTTTACGAGCCTCTTTGCTTTCATTGGAGTGTATTTGTTTCCCCTTTTTATTAGCAATCATAGTTGCTTTATATTCTGGATCTGCCCATTTAGCTTTAATTTTTGCACGAACTTCAGGACGTTTAGCTGGATTATTTTCTCCAGTAAATTTAGCCTTTACATCTGGATCGTTCATACGTGCATTTAGTTTAGCCCGAACTTCAGATCTAGACATGGGATTGTTTTCTTTCATCCGTTTGCTGGTAGCCAATTTCCCAGCATCAGTCATTCCTGGAGATCCATCGCCTCCCGGCTTTAAATTAGTTAAAGTGCCTGTTTCAAGCTGTATTCTTCCGTGCTTTTCTATTAAACTACGCTCTAATATTTTGGCCTCTTCTATGGTGTCTACTGTATGAAGCTCAGTTACTACATTTTTTGGTCCAATTTTTTTAAGTGTTTGTTTACAAAGCCAACCACGCCCACCAGCATTAAGCGGGTTAGCTCTGCCAGCAGATTTTGTCATGCCAACATAAAAAGGGATGTCGTTGTGTTTCCAAACGTATACAAACATAATAGTCTCCTTGTTAATGACTTAACAGGAATATAACATATATGTTACAAAAGATACAGTTCCGTCCAGGTATCAATAGAGAAGGCACCAACTATTCAAACGAAGGTGGCTGGTACGATTGCGATAAGATTCGTTTTCGCTCTGGCTATCCCGAAAAGATTGGCGGATGGAATCAAGCTACCCCTGGATATAATTATCAGGGCGTATGCCGTGCAATGGTTAACTGGATTGACCTCAATAACAATAACCTGATTGGTGTTGGAACTCACCTTAAGTATTACATTAATCGTGGTCTATATTATGATATTACCCCGTTAATTCATACTTCTACAGGTCTATCTGACCCGTTTACCACAACCACTGGATCTCAGTTGGTTACAGTTTATGACCCAGGATTTTCTGGCACAACAGGGCAATATGTAAGCTTTACTGGAGCTACAGGGTTTAATGGCATTTCTGCAGCTAGCCTAAATACAGAGTTTACTATTACTAATGTTATTGACTCTACGCACTATCAAATTACTCTTCCAGCAGGTGTTACTCCAACAGGTAATGGATCAGGTGGTGGCACAGTAAATGCCTACTATCAGATTGCTGTTGGTTTGCCAGCCTATACTACTGGTAATGGATTTGGCGCTGGCCCATGGAACGGAACCAATGTTTCCTCTACTGTTTATACCACGCTAACTTATACATCTGGATTGCAGACTCACGGAGACTTGTTAAACAGTACTTCCACAACAATTAATGTAACTAGCACAATTGGATTTCCAACTTCTGGAACAATTATTATTGATGCTGAACTTATTACCTATAGCGGTACGACTTCAACAAGTTTTACAGGATGCGTTCGTGGTGCCCCCTATCAAGATCCCAACGCAACATATAAAACAAGCACCACAGCCACCGCTGTTGGTACTGGAGATACCTCGATCCAATTAGCAAACACTTCTGGATTTATTGTGCCGCTATCTGGTGGTTATGCTACCATTAAAATTGATAGCGAATTTATTACCTATACAGGCATTACAAGCTCATCAAATACTTTAACTGGCTGTACCCGTGGCGCATATGGCACAACAGCAGCAACCCATTTATCAGGCGCAACAGTTAATCAATACAATGAATCTTATGCGGTTTATCATGGCACTAGACCAACGAATGGCACTCCAGTAGCCCCCACCGTTTATTCTGTTACTGGATACTTAGGAAGCACAGGATGGGGTCAAGCCACTAACGGCGCAGGAAATACAGTTGGCGAGCAAATGCGGGTGTGGACTAATGATAACTATGGTCAAAACTTGCTTATTGCCCCTCGTGGTGGTCCTATTTATTATTGGATAAATGACACTTCTAACTTCCCAAGGGCTGTTCAATTGTCCGTTTCATCCCCAGCTCCATATACTACAGACGTTCCTATTGTAGGAACTAATCAGGTATTGGTCTCAGACGTATCTCGTTTTGTAATTGCTATGGGATGCAACTCTTATGGATCAACTACATTTGATCCTATGCTGGTTCGTTGGTCAGATCAAGAAAACCCACTAGTATGGACTCCACAAATTACAAACCAAGCTGGTGAATTAAGGCTTACAAACGGCTCATACATTATGCAAGCCAAGCGTAACCGTCAAGAGATTCTTATCTGGACAGATTCCGCTCTATATTCTATGCAGTATGTTGGCCCTCCCTATGTTTGGGGATTCAACCTTATGATGGATAATATCTCAATCACAGGTCCAAACTCTGCGATTGTGGTAAATAACGTTGCTTACTGGATGGGTAACGATAAGTTCTACAGCTATTCTGGCGTAGTACAAACCCTTCCTTGTGCAGTGCGTCAATATATTTTTGATGATCTTAATTATGACCAGCGTTTCCAAGTAGTTGCTGGATCTAATGAGCGCTATAACGAAGTTTGGTGGTTCTATGTGTCTAACGCCGCAGTTGCTGCAGCCGCACAAACAAACACTGTACCTCTAGTAGATAAGTATGTTATCTACAATTATCTAGAAAATACTTGGTATTACGGAACTATGAGCCGTACTTATTGGCTTGATTCGCATACCCAGCCCTATCCTTTAGCAGCATACCCAACCAATTCAACTTCCACTGCTACAGGAACCCTCCTTTATCACGAAGATGGTCTAGACGATGCTTCTACAGCTACGGCTGTACCATTTAACTCATATATTCAATCTTCTGATTTTGATATTGGGGATGGAGATAGGTTTGGATTTGTATGGCGTATTATTCCAGACGTCAATTTCTCTAGCTCAAATTCTGGTTATCCATCAGTAAATTTCCAGTTTGAGCCTAAAAATTACCCTGGTGCACCATATACTAAGTCTATTACTGATCCAGTAACTAGTGCTCAAAAGTATACCCCCATAATTAATCAGTACACGGTTCAGCAATATACCCAACAAATTTGGAGCCGAATCCGTGGTCGCCAGATGAATATTACAGTTAGCTCAGACGGTCAATTAGGGGTTGCTTGGCAACTTGGTTCTCCACGTATTGATATTAGACCAGATGGCAGACGTTGACATGTATACAGATACAATAAAAAAATGTATACTACAAACTCCAATGTTATTTAAGGAGTTTGATATGAAATTAGTAGATCGTACAGGACAGCGCTTTGGCAAACTTATAGTTGTTGAGCAATCCGGTCGTAATGCTCTTAAAAAAGTATTATGGAAATGCCGTTGTGATTGTGGCAATGAAATTGATGTAGTAGCTGGTAGTTTGATAACAGGAAATACCAAGTCTTGTGGCTGCGTTATACCTAACTTTAAACATGGCGGCTATAAAAATGCTTCCTATAACTCTTGGAGAGCTATGGTTCGCAGATGTACAAACCCTAAAGATAAAGACTATAAGCGTTATGGCGCAAAAGGAATTTCCGTTTATCCAGCATGGATGGACTATGCTACGTTTAGAGATGCTATGGGTGAGCCAGTTGGTACAGAAACATTAGATAGGATTGATCCTGCTGGCAATTATGAGCCAAATAATGTCAGATGGGCTTCCCCTACAGTACAAGCAAGAAATGTAAAAATTCGAAAAACTACAAAATCTGGCCATACTGGGGTGCATTTTAGACAAGGCAAATGGTATGCAGAAATTACAGTGAAAAAAAATAAGTACTATTCAAAAGCTTGCGTTTCTATAGAAGAAGCTGTAGCAGCTCGTAAAGAGCTAGAGCGTACACATTGGGTGGGCAGATAATGGCTACCGCAGCGAAGAATATAATACAGTTTCCGACAAGGTCTCCAAACCTGCCTACGGCACCATCGGATTATTCACAATCTTACCAAGAGCAGATTTTAAAAACAATAAGGCTTTATTTCTCCCAAATTGATACTTTTACCCAAGGAATTTCAATTCCCTTGTCTGGGGCGACCACAGATCGTCCTACAAAACAGTTATCTATTGGGCTGTTTTATTTTGATACAACCCTTAACATTCCCATATGGTACAACGGAACCAATTGGGTAAATGCTAGCGGAACGACGGTTTAAATGATAATATTGTAAAAATGCGGATATAACGCAAAAAGGAGCATTTATGAGCGGTGGCGGAGGCGGCGGTAATAACAGTTTATTGGATACGGCTATAATGGTCGGTGCTGGTATTGCAGCGCCCGAATTAGCTCCTATGTTGTTTGAGGGTGGCACTCTTGCGGGTTCTGCTGCCTTGGCTACTGGAGTAACTGGAGCCTTGACTGGCGCAGTTGGCGGCGCATTAACAGGCCAAAACCCATTGCAAACAGCTGCTATTGGTGGTGCTGGCGGCGCATTGTCTGGTGCTTTAGGTGGAGCATCTGGTAGCGCATCTAATATGGCTAATAATGGATTAGAGTCTGGCGTTACATCAGGAACTGGTGCTGGAACAAACATTTTTGGTCAAAATATTGCTATGGGAGCACCAACCAATGCTGCACTAGCAACTTCAGGAATTACAGGTTTATTAAATACGCAGGGTATTGGTCCCAAATATGGCGTTCCAAGCAATATTGGAGCTACCCCAGATAGCCCATTGGCCCACTATAATGCATATTCTGCTAAGGGCGTTCAATACCCAACTAGTTTTGCTAATGGTGGTATGGTGCCAATGACAGCAACATATCCTCAAAATCAAGTAACCACCAATAGATTTGCAAACGCATCACAGACTCCTGTAAGCGTATCCCCATTTAGAACTACATCAAATGTACCTCCATTCTCAGCACAAACAATGGCATCTGGTGGCGTTGCTGAAACTGAAGTACAAAAAGATATTGACCAAACCATCGTTAATCCTTTTGCATCAAGAGGTTACGCATCTGGCGGCATCTCTGATCTTGGTTCGTATTCCGATGGCGGACGTATGTTAGAAGGCCCTGGTGACGGCATGTCCGATGACATACCAGCTTCTATTGGCGGTCATCAACCTGCACGTCTTGCGGATGGAGAGTTCGTAGTTCCTGCCGATGTAGTGTCACATTTGGGTAATGGCTCTACAGATGCGGGCGCTAAACAACTTTATTCTATGATGGATAAGGTTCGTCAAGCACGTACTGGCACTAAAAAACAAGGTAAGCAGATTAACCCTAGTAAGTTTATGCCAGCCAAAGGTTATGCAGATGGCGGCACAACTACATCAGCTCCTGCTACTACAGCTGATCCTGTTGCAACTACATCTAGCGGAACAACATCTCCTCAGTATTACAATCAAGACTTAGTAAATCTATACCAAAATGTTTTGGGACGTGCTCCAGACCAAGCTGGATACGATTATTGGAATAAAGCTATGCAAGGTGGCGCATCTCTTGCTGATGTAACAAAAGGATTTACTGGATCTCAAGAATATACAGGTAGCCCAACAGATCAATCAAGTTATAAAAATTACGCAGATCAACAAATTAATTCCTACTATCAGAGCCTATTAAACCGCAATCCAGATGCTCCGGGAATGGGTTATTGGGAAAAGTCTGCATTAGGCGGCACTCCTTTGTCTGATATTCAAAAATCTATTGCAGGCTCACAAGAAGCCCAAGCAAATCCAGCAGGTCAAGCAAACTACGCACAAATGACTGGCCCGCAGATGACAAACAAAGCATTGGAAGCTGGCAGCGGAGTGGCTGGAAATAGTTTCTTTTTTAACCCCATGTCTGGAAGATATGAAACTAATGCTGGTGCAACGATGATTGCTCCAAAAACTCCAGCAACAACTTCCAGCACATCAGCACCAGATGCTAATGCTTACCAAGGTCAAGGTGCTCAATCTGCTGCTGCCCAAGCAAAAGCGGCTAACGACCCATCACAGTTTTATAACGATCCTGGGTTTCAGTCCTATATAAAGCAACAGTATGCAAATTATCAAAATCAACAACAAAACCCTAGCTCCGGTGCAACTGGTGGTTTGGCTGCGTTAATTGCTAAAAGAAAATGAGTTTAAATGTACGCCAAGTTCCTGTTCATTTTATTGCGCAGACTTGGCTCTTAGTTGAAAAGTATATTGATAGTGCGGTAAAGTTTTCAGATGATTACAGCGCAGAGCAAATTAAGGTTTATTTATCATCTGGGCAGTGGATTTTGTTAGTAATTGTTGACGATAATCAGCAAATACATGGAGCCTTAACTGTGGCTTTTAGTAATGACGCTAATTTTAGAACAGCAATCATTACTTGTTTGGGTGGTAAAGGAGTTGTTACCAATGATTTATTTAATCAGGTAAAGAATATTGCAGGATCATTTGGAGCCACTAGAATTCAGGCTTATGCAAGAGATTCTGCAGCAAGGTTATATGAAAAGGTTGGATTAGCTAAAAAAGCTACATTAATGGAAATAAAATTATGAGCATGTTTAAAAGTAAACACAGCGGCTGGACTTGGGACTTAAAACGCACTCCATTTCTTGGTGGCGGAGGTGGTGGTGGACAACAGTCTGCATCTCCTACGGCGGCTAATCAGACCGTATCTAATATTGCTCCTTGGGCACAGCCTGGCGTTTCTTCGCTGATTAACTCAGCTATGCAGGATGTGTATCCAAATATGACAACGGATGCCAATGGAAATATTCAGCTGGGTGCTCAAAGTGGATATACACCATTCAATGCTACGTCAAATACCCCAGCTACTCAACAAGCCTTAGCTGCAGCATCTAGCCAAATTGCAGGATTCTCTCCACTTCAGCAACAGTCTTTCCAAGGCGCAGCAAATCTTCAAGTTCCAGGTCAGTATGGTCAAGCTAGCCAAATGGCTGGCACAGCTGGTCAAGGATCATTAGGAACGGTTGCTCCTTCTATGGGTTACGGCGCTGCTGGTGCTCAATACGGCGCTCAAGGCGCTGGTATCGGTACTCAAGGTGGTGGCATGTATGGTGCATTAGGTGCACAACAAGGTCTAAGCTACGGTCAAAATGCTACAAATCCTAGTGCAGTTAGCGCTTACATGAACCCTTACATTCAGAATGCTTTAGCTCCAGAGCTAGCATTAATGAATCAACAAGAACAAATTACACAGAACCAAAATCAAGCTCAAGCAGTAGGTCAAGGTGCGTTCGGTGGTAGCCGTCAAGCAGTTCAACAAGGACTTACACAACAGAACAATGCACTGGCTCAACAACAAGCTATTGGTCAGGCATATAACCAAGCATATAATACTGCTAATCAAAATATGCAAACAGCTGCTCAATTGGGAATGCAAGGCGCTGGCGTTGGATTGCAGGGCGTAAACGCTCAGTTAGCAGGTACAGCACAAGGTATGCAAGGCGCCCAAGCAGGTTTGGCTGGTGTTAATGCGGCACAACAAGGTTATGCTGGTGCAAATACAGCAGCGTCTAATCTTGCTAATATTGGTGGCTCACAACTGGCTGCTCAACAAGGTATCCTTGGTTTACAAAATCAATACGGTGCACAACAGCAAGCTCAGAATCAAAACATTCTTAGCACTGCAGCGCAACAATACGGCACAATGCAACAGTATCCATTGGCTCAGTTGGGTCAATTGGAATCTCTGTACACAGGTGCTCCACAGAATATTTCTACATTGCAATACAACGCAGCTCCAAATGCTATTAATCAAGCAGCTGGCATAGCAACCACTGGTTTGGCGTTAAATAAACTAGCAGGTAAAAAAGGTGGAGCGGTTAAGAATAAAGGCAACGGTATTGTTGAACTTGGCATCCATAAAGCAATGAGCAAGAAAGGCTAATATGATTGGTGATTTGTTAAGCAATATAGCGCATGCTCAAAAACTCAGCATTGAGCAGATCCAAAAGTCCATTCAAGACGGCACATTACCTTCTTATGTTGGTATGCCACTCCTGCAAGAGAAGGTTCAGCAACGTGACGAGGCCGCTCAATTATTAGCTGGTCAAAAGGACCAAAACCAGCCATCCATTGGTGAGCAGATTATGCAAAAGGCTGACCAAGCTGTACGTCCACAAATGCCTCAAATGCAGCCACAAATGCCACAACAAGGCATTGCTGCAGCACCAAGTAATTTACCACAACAAATGGCAGGCGGCGGTATTGTAGCCTTTGCTAGCGGAGATATTATTAATGAAGATGAATACATGTCACCAGATGATAGAGAAGATGCTGAAATGGCACAGCTCTATGGTACAGGAACCGATAATGACCTCATTCAAGCAATCGCTGCTCGTGGCAGAAGATCTGATATACATCCCTCTGCTGGCATCCAAGTCCAAGGCAGATCCTATGGAATGGATCCAGGCATGGCAACCCACAAATATGCAGGATTGGGTCTAAAGTTTGCTCAAGATTTAGGTGTTTCCCCTAAGTTAGCAATGCATGTAATGAATAAAGAAACAGGAAACCTAGAGAATCCTGAAACAGCTAAATCCAAGGCGGGTGCTTTGGGTGTGATGCAGTTAATGCCAAAGACTGCTAAAGAATTAGGCGTTACTAACCCAATGGATCCAATGCAAAACATCCATGCGGGCGTTAGATATCTATCTCAGTTAAGCAATAAGTACAACGGCGATGAGCGCTTAGCTGCTATGGCTTACAACTGGGGTCCAGGTAACGTAGACAAATGGCTAAGATCTGGTGGTGACATGGCTAAGGTTCCCAAGGAAACCCGTAACTATGTTGCTAACTATGCAGAAGGTGGAGAGGTTCCAGGATTTGCTGGCCCTTCAGGAAGTTTGGTTGGTATAGGTGGTCGTTCATCAGGAATGTCAACCGACACTGATGATACAACAACCAGTACAGATACAGGAATACCATTTGGTCAAAGTCCTGCTCGTGGTAAAAGTGCATCTATTGCAAGTTTATTAAACAAAGCAATTCCATCGACTAGCCAAAGATATACAGCCGCCAATCCAAAAGTTGCTCCATCTGGATACCAAGGGGCTATTGCTGATATGGATGTTCCACCTGTTGGAGCAAATATTAATAGCGCTTCAACAAATTTAAATCAAGCTCCAACATCAAATAATACAGTTACAAATAATCAGACAATGCCTCAAGCTAATGCTGGAATTACTCAGCTTTCCCCAGCAGATCAATATCAACAGGCTATTTTGCAAGACATTCAAGATCGCACTGCACAAGCACAAAAAGACAAAGAGTCAAATAAATACATGGCTTTATTGTCTGCTGGCTTAGGAATGCTTGGATCTAAATCTCCATACGCATTAACTGGTATTGGTGAAGGTGCGCAACAGGGTGTTGCTGCTTATGCGGCATTACAAAAGCAACAATCTGATGAAGCCAAAGATATTGCTGCAGAGCGTCTTGGACTATTTAAGTATCAATCTGCCGCAGAAACATCTAAGCGTCACTACGATATATTAGAAAGTTCTTACGGAAACAAAGAAGATATTGCTAGAGATAAAATGGCACAAGCAGCCCAAGCTCGTGCTGCACAAAATCCACAATACAAATCAATTGTTAAGCAATTGGAAACTATGGATCCAAGCGATCCACTTTATGGATATTATTCAAACAATTTAAAATTGATTGAGGATGCTTACGCAAGCAATAAGCCAATTAACCTTCCTCCACCTCCTGCTAAAGTTGCAAAGCCAGGATTTTTTGAAAGAATGTTTGGTTCATCATCTTCTGCAAAGCCAACGCCTGGAGCTGTAGATACAAGCAATCCATTGTTAGCAAAATAATAAAGGATAAACATGCCTAGTTTGATGGAGATCCTAGAGGATCCGAACTATGTCAATGCAAATGAAGCAACTAAGCAGGCTATCTTTGATAAGTATTCTGCTTTAGATAATGACTTCTCAGGTGCAAATGATGCTACCAAAGATGCAATTAGGCAGCGTTTTGGCGTTCCGGTTGCTGAAGCAGAACCAGAGACTAGCGGTATAGCTGCTCTTGGTCATGGAGTATTGCGTAGTATTGTTCCATCTGCAGCAGGTCTTATCGGTGGCGCTGCTGGTGCTACAGTAGGCACAGCTGCTGGTCCAGTTGGTACCATTGCTGGTGGACTCGGTGCTGGCTTTGCGTCATCTGCAGCCGCAGCCGCAGCTCAAGAAGAGTTCTTAAAGGCACATCCTGAAACGGCTAAGTTCTTAGGTATTGATGCAGAAACTGCAGCTAAAGAAGCTAAAGAACATCCATATGCATCATTTACCGGCGAGTTGCTCCCTAACCTTGCAGCATTCCGTCCTAGTGGCGCATTACTTAGAAGCGGTAAAGGTTTAGCTGAAGATGCCGCAAAACAATTGGCAGCAGAGAAAACAGCTGCCGTAGGAAACGCTATCCTCAATACCGGTGTTGGTGCTGGTATGGAGGCAGGCCAGCAAGCTATGGGCGAAGAGCCTATGGATTACGGAAGAGTCGGTATCGCTGCACTAGGCGGTGCATTAGGTCAGAAAGAAACAGCGCTTGGTAGAGGGCTTGTACGTGCTGGTGAATTCGTAGGCACTCCTGCTCAACGTGCTGCTGTTGCTGCATTCCGTAGACCAGAGCCAGAAGTTACGCCCAATATCATCCCAGAAATACCACCTGAAAAAGCAGTTAGCCCAGAGTACGTTCCTCCATCCCAGTCTCAAGACACAGCAATGATGATAAAGTCTATGGAGCCTGGTTACGAACACCCAGAGTTTATTAATGAAGCTAAACCAATAATTCAGCCAGAAGTTACTCCTGCCGAAGAGGCTAAAGCTGAGCCTGTTGTTGCAGAGCCAATTAAAACAGAGCCTTTAATTCAAAAAGAATTGCCTCCTGAAACTCCTAAGATTGTGCCTGCTGAGGAGCCTATTACTAAGCTTACTCAAAAACAAGAACCAGTTCCTGAGCCTGTAAAAGTCGAGCCAGTCCCTGTAAATAGATTAGAGGATCCCGAAGTTCAAGCAAGCCTTAAGCGTTATGCGGATGAAGCTGGATGGTCTGAAATTGGCGGAAAAATAATTAGAGAGGTAGCAGACGATTACTCTTCTCCCGTAATTGGTAGAACTAGATGGACACCAAATGCCAATTGGTGGTTTGATCGCCCAGTAAATCTTAAGGGTGACATCAATGGACGGGCAACCCAAAAAGCAGTTAATAAAGCATTAAACGGAGAGAAGCTTACACCTAACGAAAAGAAGATGGTGGACTTCCTTGTTAATATGCATGACTCAGATATGGCTGAAGGAGACCGTATCCGTGCAGAAATGGAAGCAAGAGACCGTGAAGTTGAAGAATTTAATAAACAATTTCAAACTCAAGAAACTCCAGAGCAAGCACAGGCTCGCATGGCTCAAGAAGAAGCCGCTAGAAAAGCTAGAGAAGATGAAGAACTTCAAGCAGAAATGGATGCCCAAGCAGAGCGTGATCGTAAAGAGATTGAAAGGCGCAGCCAAGAGCGTGCTCAAGACTTTGAGTTAGGTCAGACACCAGAAGAGTCTTTGACCGGTCAACGTAGAATTGATTTGGATGAAGATATTCCATTTGAAAGACAGGCCGCATCACATACTCCTAAATTTGCGGGTGATGCAGAGTCATTAGGGAAAACCCTAAGAAGTTCATTAGACCAAATGGGTTTAAAAGATATTGGTCTTCAATTATCGGATTCTTTAAATGCCCGTGTTGCTGGCAAGATGGAATCGGTTAACGGTGCTTATTTTGACAATATGATTGCGCTCTCTTTAAACGGAGACAACATTCATAGAACAATGAACCACGAAGCTTTGCACGCTATGAAGGATCACGGATTCTTTTCTCCAAAAGATTGGGATACATTATCTAGAAAAGCCCAGTCTGATTGGATGAAGAAGTATGACATTTCCAAAGATTATGGTCATCTACCAATGGAAGGTCAGATAGAGGAAGCAATTGCTAAGGCTTTTGCAGACTATAGAACTGAGCCTCCTAAAGTTAGATCGATTATGGCTAAAGCTATTGATGCGCTTAAGCGTGTTGGAAATGTATTGCGTGGTCGTGGATTTAAGAATGCAGAAGATATCTTTGGTCAGGCAGCGGAAGGTAAGCTAAAGGCTACTAAGGCACCAGAAATTACTAGAGCTAAGTTTGAACAAGTTGAAAAGAAAAAAGAAACCGCTCGTAACGTTCTTGGACAAAATGTATCTTCCAATTGGGAGGTTACACCTAATAGCTGGATAGAAGAAAATATTGTTCGCAAATTCCAGGATAAACATATTGATTTAAAACGTACTGTTGAAGCTATTAAAAAGAATTTTGGTGAGATTGCAGACAAGTTTAATCCTTATCTTAAGGATGGCCTATGGCGCAGTAAATCAGCAAACGAATTCAGATTGTTTGATGAGAATGATCTTGAGCCATTAGCTAAGAAGATTGATTCTCTTAAACTTACCACAAAAGAAGTTACGGATTACTTGCACAATAAGCATGCTCCAAAACGTAATGAGCAAATGAATAAGGTTAATCCAGATATTGTGGATGAGAATGGTATTACCCATGAGTATGCGTTAAAGGATCGTGGATCTGGTATATCTACAAAAGATGCTGAGGCTTATCTAAAAGCATTACCAGAAGCTAAACGCAAAGCATTAGAAGACGTTGCTCAGGACGTATATAAGATCGTTAAAGGTACACAAGATCTTTTAGTTAAGTCTGGTCAAATTAAGCAAGATGTTGTTGATGCTTGGCGTAGAACCTACGGAGATGAATACGTTCCATTGCAACGGGATATGGAAGAAGAGTTTATGAATAACTCTACCGTTGGCAGAAGCATGGCAGCTAGAAATGTATTTGAAAAGCGGGCTATGGGTTCTGAGCGGGATGTCTTAGATATTCTAAACAGCGTTATTAGACAGCGTGAAATTGCAATCGAAAACGCAGCTAAGATGGAGGTTGACCATGCCCTATATGGCTTGGCAATTAAATATCCTAATCCAGACCTATGGCTTCCTGTAAGCCCTAAAGCCATTAAGAATCCTGAGCTTTTAGCTAGAGAGCTAGATGCTATGGGATTAGACGGGAAAGATATAGTGGGTATGATGCAAGAGCGTCAAACTCGCACCATTGTTAAAGATCCTAACACCGGATTGGATAAGGTTGTTTACAAGACAAATCCTTTAGAGCGCTACAAAAATAACGTTCTTCCCATTCGTATTAATGGTGAAGACAGCTATATTTTCTTTAACAAAAAGAATCCAGTATCCGCCAATATGGTTAAATCTTTCCGTGGTATGGATACCCCAACGGTCGGACTAGCTGGTCAGCAAATTGGTAAAGTCACCCAATGGATGGCTAAGGTTAATACTCAATGGAACCCAGTGTTTGGGGCATTGAACTTTATGCGTGACTTTGGTTCCGCTATGGCTAACTTATCTAACACTGAACTTAGGGGTGAGCAAAAGGCTGTTGCTGGTGGTATTAAAGAAGCCATGGGTACTATCTTAAAAACCATGCGTGATGAGCGTAAAGGTGGCGGATATCCAGATACAGAAATGGGCAAACTGTACAAAGAATTTAGAGAGAATGGCGGTCAAACACTGTACCGTGAACAACTATCTAGACGTGCAGATCAAGAAAACATCATTAACGAAAAGATCAACAAACTTCATAGCAGTGCTGCTAAAAAAAGAGCTAGCGCTTTCTTTAATGGCTTATCAGACTTTAATGATTCTATTGAAAACGCTATTCGTTTATCGGCTTATAAAGTAGCCAAAGAAAAAGGTTTGTCTATTGATAGAGCCGCAACCTTAGCCAAAGAGTTAACTGTTAACTTTGACCGCAAGGGTGCTTACGGTACTGCAATTAATAACTACTTTGCGTTCTTTAATGCGTCCGCTCAAGGTACCGCTCGTATGGTTCAAACTCTTAAAGGTCCCGCTGGCAAAAAGATTATTATGGGTGGTATTGGTCTTGGCGCCCTGCAAGCAGGTATGATGGCTATGGCTGGATTTGATGAGAATGATCCACCAGAGTTTGTTAAGTCTCGTAACTTTATTATTCCAAATCCATTAAGTGAAGGTGGTTATGTTGCCATTCCTTATCCATTAGGTCTACATTTCTTGCCAAACATTGGGCGTTTAGCGGTAGAAACTGGATTGCATGGAAACTTTATTAAGCACGCTGGCGATATGGCAGCTGTAGTTGCGGACGCATTTAACCCAATGGGTGGTGGTGACTTATCTCTACAGACTATTTCTCCTACCGTATTGGATCCAGTAGTGGCTTTGGCAACCAATAAAGATGCATTTGGTCGTCCAATCTCTAAAGAAGATCGTGCCACTGCTCCTACTCCAGGATTTGCTCGCTCTCGTGAGCAGGCTACAGAAGTTAATAAAGCCGTTGCTGAAGCGATTAACTATATCACTGGTGGTACAGAAGATACCAAAGGTTTCCTAAGCCCAACAGCGGATCAATTAGATTACCTAGTAGGTCAGGTTACTGGTGGTGCTGGACGTGAAGCAATGAAGATTGGTAAAACTGCAACCGCTATTGCAGAGGGTAAGACTGAAGAATTACCAAGCTATCAAATTCCGTTGGCTGGTCGTTTCTACGGAGATATTAATTCTCCTGCAGCCAATTCACAGCACTTCTATGACAACGTAACCAAGATGGCTGAGTATGAGTCAACCATTAAAGGAATGCGTGAGCGTAAAGAAAATGTTGCAGACTTTATTAGGGAAAACCCTGATGCTCGTTTATGGCAACAAGCTAATAATGCAGAGAATCAAATATCTCAGATCAACAAACAGATCAAAGATGCTGAAAAGCGTGGCCTTCCAGAAGAGCGCATTAAAGCTCTAAATGATCGCAAACAAGTGATTATGACAAATTTCAATGAACGGGTAAAAGCATTAAAATAATAGGTGTTTACCCTAGTTTCACACAATTGTCTTATAAATCAATGTATTATCTACGGAAGCTAATCTGAGGAGAATAATGTGGCTGGCTATTACCTAAGTGACGATCAGTTTATCAGGGCGTGGAAGGAGTGCAACAGTCCACAAAAGTTTGCCGATAAACATAAGATGAATGTACGGGCTGTTTATCAGCGACGACGAGCCTTAGAACAGCGATATGGTATTAATTTAACCACCGCTCCAACAATCAATTCTCCTCTTAAAAAACTAGAACAAACCGCAGGCAATGCCCGCCGTGGAATCACCATGGAAAAGGGTCGAGTTGTAGTCTTTTCAGACGCACACTTTTGGCCTGACGAAGTAACCACCGCATACAAAGCTTTGCTGATGATTATTAAAGAGTTTAAGCCTAAGGTGGTCGTAGCCAACGGAGATATCTTTGACGGCTCACAAGCATCCCGCCATGCTCGTATCGGCTGGGAAAATACCCCATCGGTTAAAGAAGAGCTAGAAGCCTGCAAAGAGATGATGGCAGGCATAGAAAAGGTTTCTAAAGGGGCTGAGCTAATCTGGACGCTTGGAAACCATGACGCCCGTTTTGAGACCTTTTTGTCAGCACAAACCAGTATGTACGAAGGCGTATCAGGGTTTACCCTTAAAGACCACTTTCCTATGTGGAAACCCTGCTGGAGCTACTGGATTAACGAGGATACCTGCATTAAACACCGCTGGAAGGGTGGTTTTGGAGCTGGTCGTGCCAATGCCCTTAATTCGGGCGTAAACATGATTACAGGCCATACACACAACTTGGCAGTCCAACCCCTTACCGATTACAATGGAACCCGCTATGGCGTTCAAACGGGCTGTCTTGCCGATCCTAATGGCGAGCAATTTTTGGCATATACTGAAGATGCTCCTAAGGACTGGCGTTCTGGATTCGCATTACTGTCATTTGAGCGTAGTAGACTAATGCTTCCAGAATTAATACAGGTATGCGGCGAATCAGAGTTTGAATTTAGGGGATGTATTAATCAATGTTGACGAAATATTGCTATAAATGCCAAGAAACCAAGTTTTTAGATGCTTTTGGACGTAACAAAAGTAAAAAAGACGGGTTATCTACTGAGTGCAAATTATGCAAACGTCAGGGAGATAAACAATACTATCAAGCTAATTCTGAAAAGGTAAAGCAAACTGTTGCAAAATACCGTCAAGAAAACCCAGAAAAAGTCAGTCAAGTCAAAAAAGATTGGTACGCATTAAATAAAAAAGATGTTTATAACAAAAACAATTCTTACAGAAAATTAAATCCTGATAAATCATATGAATATCAAAAGAAATATCGAGAGGCCAATCGTGGCAAAAGAACTGCTTGGTTAGCAAAATATAGGTCTACAAAACTGCAAGCTACGCCACCTTGGTTTGAGAAGGATTTAGTTGAAACCGTTTACATTAAAGCAAAAGAATGGGGTTTTGCGGTAGATCACGTAATACCTTTGCAGGGCGAAAACGTATGTGGATTGCATTGCTGGGAAAACTTACAATTATTAGATCCTATGTTGAATTCTAGCAAGGGGAATAGGTTTAAAGTATGAAATTAACACCAGCAATCCTTCAGAATCTTTACTCTGCAATCTATTGCATGAAGCCATTTCATCGGTGGAATATGCCTTTGCCAGAGCAGGTTAAGTTTGTTGCTGATAAAGATACCGATGCTATGGGCACCTATATCTATGAAGATGGTGAGGAATTTGAGCATACGATTACCATTTCAACTGAGAAATGCGCCCATTTGAACACCGTAATCAGAGTGTTATGCCACGAATGCATCCATATGAGCCGCTGGTCTAACGATAGATGGGCTGCTCACGATAAGGAATTTAAGCGTAGAGCCAAGGTAGTTTCGGATGAACTTGGCTTTGATCCCTTGGAGCTGTAGAATACCAACGGGGGTAGCGGCGCCCTCCTCTGCGTCCAGACCTTCGGTCGCCCCCTACTTTATTTCAATGTGCCCGTTTTGAAACAGCCAGCCAATAGTTGAGCGGTGTGCTTCTTCCCATATTTCAATACGGCGAGCCTTGGTGTACTTCGCACCTTGGTCGAGTTCCATGTGGCACGAGTAGCAGAGTGCCGATATTCGAAAATCATCTGCTTTAATTCCTCTGCCTTTACCGTCTCGAAGCTGATTACTGTGCGCTGCAACCACTGTTCCATCGGATCTACCGCAGTGCTGGCATGGGGATTGTCTAACAATTTCTAATAACCTCTTATTTCTGTACATCTATCATCTTTCTGATATATAGCCCTGCTATATCCAGTGGGGTTAAATTCTTTACAGGCTTTTGCATAACGTGGTTTTCTGACACCTGCCAGCCACCTTCTTGAGTCTTTACGATAGATCCTGAGTCTGCCAAATTGCGTAAATGCAGCCCTAGAGAAGATCTTTTAATCAACAGATCCTCTTGCAATTTCTCGGTCTTTGATCCCGGGAACTTGGTCAAGTAGGAAATAATCCGTTTCTTTTGGTCCATAATATAAATATACTGATCCGTCTTCTAAAACTTGGTAATTTGGCATTGAGACTCCACCCAGCTTGAGAGCCAGTATGATCTCCTCTAGTTCCTCTATCATATCGCTTAATTTCTGTGGTAGACGTCTTTGGGGTTATTCAACATTGATTTAATAAGATCTTCTATATTAAAGAAGTATTGAATAACTTTCAATCCATTTTCTTGATAAATTGTAAAGCTCATCAATCTTCAATCTGGTGGTATGTATCACCAATTCCGTGGGCGCGTTCGATGGCGCGGGCAAACTCAACTTCGTCATTGCTGGGATCGCCCCACCCGAATACTGCGTTAAATATCTCGCTGATTTGTCGCTCTGTCAACGGGGTACGTTGCGCATCTAATCGGTCTTGTGTGGTGAAGGTGGTCATTTCTCTTGTGCCTTTTCTAATAATTCGTCAAGCATCATATTTCCTAAGTTTTCGTAACTTTTTATTTTGTTTTTCAACGCCTCTATTTCAGCTTGTTGCTGGCGTAGCATGGTGGCTACTAAACCCCGATAATGCTCTTGTGATGTAAGCATTATGTCAACAACGCTATCATCTTCAATCCAATCAGCTAGTTCATTTGCGTTCATAGGTATTTCTTAGCGCCTGTCATAATAAAGTAATTGGCATCGTAGGATCGCAGATCCCCGTCATTCCAAATAATGAATACTCTTTCGCTTTCCATAACCCAACATCCTAAGAATGATTCCCCACTCTTTAAATAAGAATAGGCAACCCAAGATTTTTCTTTAGACTTACATGGGACATTAGTCAAAGCAATGGATCCGCCACCCCTATTTGGCATCTCCGCTATTACTCCTGCGCTTGCGTTTAGGCACCACAGCAGCGATACCGCCATCAGTAATCTTTTCATTTTCTAGCTCCTCTATAAGCTCATCTGCAATATTTACGGCAATCCTAGGCGTAGCTCCACCCACAATGGCAAAGCAAGCCGCTAAAAATCTCATGTATTCTTTGTCGTTTTCCACTCTTTATACTCCGCATAGATATCTTTAAGCGCCTTTTGAGCGGCTAGGTTAGTCTTGATTTCAGATCTAGAGCTAACGACTAAATAATTTTGCATCCATTCAACACATTCTGCTTCAGTCTTTTGGAATAGGCTTCCTTCTTCGTGCAAGAATTCCCAAAAGTCTTTATCTCGGCAAAGCATTCCTGCTAGCTTAACCATTTGAGCGCCCGCAAACTCTTCACGGTTTAATGGCTCTTCATTATCGTTAAGCCTAACCATAACAACCATATACCTGGCACCCACAAAATCCCGCATAATCTCATCAGGAAGATCATCTGGATGGATAGCTAACGTCATAGCATACCCATCCTTAGTCTGCTTAAGAGCTACCTTTTTAGCTTCAAACTGACTAGTCTCCATTACTCATCCCATGGATCTTTTGCAGAAGATTGTGCTTGCTCATCGGGCTTAACATATGTGTTAACTTTTACATTTAATACATTGCGCTCGCCGTTACGAGTGTTTACCTTACCCTTCCAAAGATCTAGTTTAAGCTCTACTTCACCATTCTTAGACTTTTCAATTAAGTCTTGTAGAAACGCTTTCTCAAACAACATAGAGCCTGCAAAGTCTGGTGCCTTTGGGTGCTTTTTCTCTTGGTTGTGCCACATGGTTCCTTGATTTGGATAGTCCATTTATTACTCCTTCGCTAGTGCTTTTTTGGTTTCTGAAAATTTACTCATTAATTCTGAATAAGCGGGTTCATCTTTGGCTTTAAAGATGTCAAAGACTGACCGATTATTTTTGAATATGTTTGCTACATCGTCTGATGTTGATGCAGTCTCTAATAATACATTAGCGCCTGCTATAAGCCCTTTAATCCACTCAGGAGAGCCTTCTTCACCCTCTGGTATCAAATGCCATTCCTTGCTTGTTTTAATGGCTTTCTCAACGGCTTTCTCTGGAGCAGGGATATTAGACACTTTAGGTGCTTGTATAATAACTGGTGTTTCTTTTCCAGTCAATGGCTCTAATGCGTCATGCTCCACAATCTCAAATGCATTGACCCATAAATAGCGACGCAGATAGGTTTGCACTGCGCCCAAGTTTTGAACATCGTGGCAGCCTTTTAATGCAGCGCTAGACATAGGAGATGTAAATGTAGCAAAGCTACCATCATCTGTATCATAAATGGTTAGATATGCATCTTCTTTATTAAACGCTACCACTCCGCACATGCCAACCTTTTGGCAAATATTTTGGATCTCTGGCAAAAAGTCACCCAACTCAAAGTAATAGTAGTTGGCAAACTTATTGTGTCCAGACTTCTTTAGTTTTGTATTCTGAAGCATTATTCGTGCTTCTTGTAACTTTTTATAAATACTCATTTATCGTGTTCCTCTTTCAGTTTTCTTAAGTTTTCTACTTCAATTAGTTTCTGTGCGTAGTGAATAACTTTTTCAAGATCCTGTATCCCGCCTTTCCTGCGCCAGCGAGTCGTGTACTTAATAATGTTTCCTTCAAGGTATCCCAGCCCATTAGCCACAATATAATCCCAAGGCTGAATGGCATTGTCAGAATAATGAGTACCGGCAACCTGATATTCATTGGCTTTTATCTTGTTATCCATGCGTAGAGTCCCGATCCAAAGATTGAAAATGCAACCACAAACAGTGCCGCAAATATTGCAATCTCCTGTAAGTAATGCTTTGTTCGGTCATAATCCGTCTCACATCTCCAGATAGGTGTTGCATAATCTGCATCTCTAAATGCTTCGGATAATGATCTAGCGGTTGTTGTATATCTTCTGTACCCCATGACAAATTGTTCATAGCTCATTTTTTTCTCTTACAGTTTTGAGATTCTAGTAAAGTATGCGCCAAGTCGTGCTTGAATTAACTTAACATCATCCCAGTAAGCGCTTGTCTTTGTTTCCAACAATGGCTTAACTTTTAGCTTGTGCATAATAAACTCTTTGCTTAATGTTACGCCAAGCTCTTCGCTTAATTGACCTGTTACGATTGGTGTGTTTTTAATTTCAACTTGCTTTCTCATTTTGTTTCTCCTCTAAGTAAGATTTGTATTGGTCACAAAATTCAGACACTGGACAAAAGTTTGCACAACGGGTGCGCTCACCTTCTCTAACTTCTAGAGCATATCCTTTGCCTGCTTTTTCTAACGCTTCTTCGGCTTCCTCTAAATCTGCATGGACAGACTTTGCCCGTGCAGCTCCCTCCTTCTTAACCGCATAAGTTGTAGGCTTTTCCCACATCTCATCCGGTGTACATAATGGTAGCACTTCTCCAGTCTCCATGGCGAATAACCCTTCTGACTGAATATGTATTCTATTACGAATAAATTCTTCTCGTTGCTCCATAGGCCATAGAGTAATCGGAATTGTTTCCACTTGGCATTGGGGATAACCCTCACGAGTCTTGGCATCCCTACGATTCCAATCACGGATGATAGCGATGATGGCTAGCTTAACTACTGGCGTCTTTTTAACCTTCTCGACTAACCAAGCATAGATATTGAGCTGTTGCTCCCACTCAATCTTCTCGTTCATGACAGACCATACGCCTACATTCTTGTAGTCGTTAATCTCTATGCCATCAGGATGTACAATTTGCAGGTCAATAGCGCCAGAAATATGCCAACCATCAAGTACTTCATGTAGTCTTTGCTCAACAATGTGGTTAGCATCTTTCCCATGCTCCAATACTCCGTGAATTGCGGTTCCAATAATAGACCAAATCATATCGGACACATCGGTCTCAATCTGATCGTCATACTTTTTCTTAAGCTGGACTATGCGTGGACTATTGAGAAGCTCAGTAGCCGATACGTGTGCCTTCCCCTTTGTGTAAGCAGGACGCTTAGCCACATTGAGAAAAGTTTGCGGAAGATTATACTTGTTCGTTATCTTCATTCTTTATCCATGAAGCAGTAATCACCGCAATCTGAGCCATTTCTAGCAATAAAGCCTCTGCTTCATCCTTTTTGTTTTTAAGCAGCAACTCATAAACTGATCTTAAAGACTTATCTAATCTTAAAAATGCTTCACTGTAATCTACCATTGCTTTCTCCTCTGTATCCTACTCTGTTTCCGTTGTTGTCGTAGTAGTTTTGAACACCACTAGGACTGATTGTTTCATAGCCAATACGACTTCCGCTATTATCGTAAACCCCACTGTACGGATTTACAGTACTGTTGTGATAGTCCATTGGGCTGTTATTAAAATTTTGCGGGCTGTTATTATAGTTCAACTCGCTATTTTTAAAGTTCATAGGACTGTTATCCCATAAGGTTTGGCTACATGCTAATTTAGCATGTGTACCAATATATAGCCCAACTATACAGCCGATAATCCCAATCAAAGATCCAGACCAATAGCCCTGCCAATACGCTCTTTGCCAATCATTTTTCATTTTGTCGCCATCATATAAAGACCCACATTAGCAGCAGAATAAGCACAGTAGGTAATGCATAAAGCAACATTCCCTTTAAACCCTTGCTCCAGTCCGATGTACGCATAAATTAACCCTGTAACAATAATTAACCAAGAACTCATTCTGCACTCCTTAGTGCACCGCTAAAGATGTAAGAGCCACAATGAGATAATCGTGCCCAGGGAGCAGCCCACACCTTGTATCCATTTTCTCTAGCCAGCTTACAAAAATGATAGTCTTCGGAAAGCAAGCGGTTATTGTTTTCTACATCAATACTAGTATCAAAGAACTGCTTAATAACTTTTGGCTTACGCTCTTCATCAATGATAGTAAACATATCACTGTTGTATTCCGGAACCTTATCAGCCAACCCTTCAAGCACTTCACGCTTAATTAACATAAATCCTGTGCCACCGTTAGCAATCTCACATGGCTCACTTAAAGTCATATAGACTTCAGCAGCTCCATCAACGGCATTCAAAACAAATACGCCCGTATAGTCGTATAGCTCTTGCGGAGTCTTACCTTCTTTTACCGCCTCAGATACCTGTGTCCAGTTGATCTCTTTCTTTGGATAAAGCCCGCAGATAATGTCTTTATCAGCATCAATCATCGGAATGATGTCCTCTGCTCTAAAGCCAATGTCCGCATCAATAAACATTAAATGGGTGCAGTCGCTTTCTAAGAAGTCGTAAGCCATTGCATCCCTAGCACGAGTAATCAAAGACTCATTCATCATATAAGAGTACTGCATCTGGACTCCAGCTTGTCCAAAGACTCCTACGCAACGCATAATGCCTACTGCGTATTGTCCATGACAAAGACCGCCATACATCGGGGTAGCTACAAATAAATACGGTTTAGTTTCCATTCTTTTTCCTCTCGTTTCCTTTTGCATACCAATCTTTTTGATTAGGTTTTGTAAGTCTGTAATTCACTGTGTAAAGCCCTGTACCACCAAAGTTTGGAAATTGGTTACTGGCTGCTTTAAACAATTCTTTATCCCCGTTATACGGATCAAGGGTGTGGAATAGTCTTTGAGATATACGGTTAATCACGCAGTTCTTGAATAAATAACAGTTCATATCCACAAATGTATAGCCACCCTCCCAGCTAGGAGCATTTCCTAGGCTGTCCGATTCGTCGTTAAATAAGAAATTGCCCTCTTTATCTACAATCCGTCTAAGACTATAACACCAGTCCCAATTATTCTTTTCTAAAGCCTCTACCATGGAAGATATATGGTTTGGTTCATACCAGTTATCTTCGTCCAAAAACATTACATAATCTGCATTGGTTAGGAATGGAATGGCGGCATTGATCCTGTAACCGTTATAAAACCCAGTATAGGGTAAACCATTAAACCCTTGAATAGGCGTTCCAGTGTTCTCAGGAAGCACAATGAAGCTCTGCTTATATGGATGTGCCTGAATCATGCTAGCAACTCGTGTAGCGTAAGCAAGACCATCAACTACTATCCAATGCTCGGCATCATTGCCTACACTATGCATAGCTTGAGGCAACCAATCAGTCCCAATAGTCGGAGTGATTACTGCAATCCTCATTTCTCTTGTGCCTTTCTTATCTTTTCCCAAACAGAATCTTCGATTCGTTCTTCTAATTCCTGTAAAAATTCACGAATAGAATTAGGGCTTAATAAAATTACATTAGCAAATATTGCATATTGTTGGTCAAGGTCTAATGCGTTTTTTACATCAAGTGGAACTACCAATCCGTGTTTTCTAAAAATATCATCAACAAAATAGCTCATTTCTCTTGTGCCTTTCTTAGTATTGCTCTAGCAAACTTCATCAAATCATCTTTTTCAACACTTCCCCAGCCGTAATTAAACCAAACATGGTCTATTTCATCATCTGTTAGTGTCTTTAGTTGTGGCGAGCAAGTATGAATAGAATCGCCTGTAACTCTTTGTCCACAATCTAAACACGCAGTCCACGCTACTGGTTCATTGTTCATTTCTCTTGTGCCTTTCTTAGTATTGCTCTAGCAAACCCAACATCAAGCGTTGTCCAATCTCTTTTCCAAAAATCTTCGGTAATCTGCCATATTTCCTCATCTGTTAGTGTCTTTGCT